CGGGGCCAGCGGAACAGCGGGTGGCGCTTCAGTGCGCCGGTGAACAAGAACAGGCCGGTGGCGACCCACAGCAGCCACCACACCTGGTTCACGTCGATGACAAAAAGCAGGTATTCGGACCGGGTGCTGCTGCGCTGGAACACACCGAACGCGATGTCCTGCACGCCGAGGATCACCAGGAACAGGCCGCGGTGACCCAGCCGGCGCCACAGATACTCGCCCACCCCGGTCACCGGCCAGGTTCCAGCGGCACCTCCGGCAGGGGCCCCTCCCCATACGCCGCCATCGAGGCGGACATTGCGCCATAATCGGTAGCGAAATTCGCATAGATGCTGTAGATCAGTGTGATGTACAGGCCCCACCGCAGCCACACCACCGGTGCGGCGAAAAACAGCAACGTCACCAGCGGAAAATTCACCAGCCAGTAGAACGCGCCCCACTTATGCACCGTGAACTGCTTATACGGATTGGTTTCCAGGTCACGGATCAGCAGCCGCAGCCAGCCGTGCGGCATGCCCCGCACATGGGAGCGGTGCACCGCAGCCCGCAGCGCGGTGACCTCGGCGCGCAGCGCCCGCAGCTCCGCCGCCACCAGATCCCCGGCCACGTCAGATCAACCCGGCGGCGAAGCACAACCCGGCGGCGACGGCCAGCACCCCGTACGTCTGCGCCACCGCCACAACACCTCTCTCCGGCCGGAGCCACGCCACCACCCCCGCGACCGCGGCGACAAGCAGCAGCGACACGACCCGCGCGGCCGTGCCCGATGTCACCGCATACGGCACCGCCGGCAGCAGGCACGCCGCCAGCGTCGCGCAGCCGCACGCCAAGGCGACGGGGAACCCGGCGGAACTGTCCGACAGCCATTCCCCGGCGGTCATCCCCACCATCCCCGCCAGGCCGGCGCCGGTCGCGGCCCGGACAATCGCGTGTGGCTGCCCGGCGAGCGCGACCAGCAACCCGAGCGCGGTCGTGACCCCGTCGGCGGCGCCGAACGTGGCGAGCCGCAGCGACGGGGACCGGGGCACCGGTCAGATGTTCGTCCAGCCGCCGCCAGGCGCCGGCACACCCGCGTTGTCTGGCGCGTCCGTCACCCACGCGCCGCCGCCCGGCCGCCACGTGCTGGTCGGCTGCGGCTTCGGCGGCGGGTTCCCCACCGGCCGTTCCGCGGGCATACCTGCGGGCGGGTTGTCGGAGTTCTGCGGCCACGGGCCGGCGAACGTGCCGCCGTCGAACCCCGGCTGGGAACCCGGTGCGGTCATCGCCAGCGACTGGTCATGCACCATGTTCCCCGCCTCCTGCGACGTCGGCAGGACCCCCGGCGAAGGCAGGACCTCCATCAGGTCTGCTCCCAGCCGCCGCGGCCCGGCTCCGGCGCCACGTCCTCAACGTCGGCGAAGCCACCTGCGCCCGCCTCCGCCTTCGGCATCCCCACGCCGATCTTCGTCCAGCCGCCGTCGTTGCTACCCGGCGGGTCCGTCGCCGACAGGAACACCGGCTCCGGTCCGCCGCCGACGTCGTCACCTGCGCGCCACCATCCCACGGCAGTTTCCCCTCTCCTATGGCCGGATCGCGTTGCCGCCGACATGCACGGCGCCGTCGCCCGCGCCCGTCGACGTCGGATAGAAGTCGCCGTCGACGACCGGCCTGGCGGGCGGGTAATTATGCGGCGGAGCGGTCGAATCATCCGGCCCGGACATGTTCACCGTCGCCGGAACCATCTGGATGCCGGACCCGCCGCCCGGCGTCCCGTAGAACTGGAACGGCATCGTCACGAGGACAGGCGTGCCTCCCGGCGTCGCGGCGCCCGCGCCCTGGCTCCCCGGCGCGCCCGTCGAGTTGAACCCGGACGCGCCGGTGAACGGGTCGGAGTCGGGGGCCTGGTTCGGCTGCACCGTGGCGTCCGCCGACGCCGGTGTCTCACCGCCCGGAGGTGACCCGCTGGCCCCGGTGAAGTAGGAGATCGGCACACCGAACAGGGAGTCCGGGTTCTGCCCGCCGACCTCCGTCGGGTCTGTCTGCGGGCCGATGTTCGCCGCCGCGTTCCCCGCTGGGGGAACAAACTTGTCAGCCACAACGGGCCACCCTTCTGTCGGATGTACATTCCTTTGCGCGGGCCTGGTTACGGGGTGGGCGGCGCTGCGCTCCCACCGCAGGGCGCCGCCGCCCACCCCTCGCCGCGGTTTAGCCGAACGCCGAATTCGGCCTCGCGGCAGTTCAGGCAGATCCAGCCCGCCGGGCCACCTGGTCGCGGCACGATCATCCCGCCCGGGGCCACATCGTGGCCGCAGTCAGCGGGGAACGACTGCCGGACGACAGCAGCCTTGACCTGTTTCGTTTTGATACGCGGCCCGGCGCGGCGGGTGTTGCTCATGCTTCACCCGCCGCCCCGAAGCCGCACCGTGATCAAGTAGCTGGCGCCTGGTACATCTTTATGGCGCCGGAGGTGTCGACGAGTGCGCCGTCGCCACGCAGAACGCACCTGAAGGAGATGAGGTCGGATCCGAAGGCGAAGTCGTCGGATCGTTCGAACCGTACGCCGCCGACCAGTCGCACGAAGAACTGCGAGAAGTCACCGAACGCGACGGAGTTGGCGGCGGTCGCGGACGCGGGCATGAACGGGTCCGCGACGAGGGGCTTGCCGAGCAGCAGGTCGGGGGAGCCGAGGACCATCGACGGTTCCCAGATGGGCCGGTTCTGCGAGTCGAGCAGCAGCCGGAAGCCCCCGATCGTGGCGTCCCGGGCGATCCAGTAGCACGATCTTGATTGCCGGTACGGGGCGATCACGGAGTATTCGAGGTTGACAAGGTCCGCGTACTGCGGCGCCCCGGACTTGCCCGTGGTGGTGCCGGTGACACCGACCGTGGCCGAGGACATGAAACCTTTCGGCTGGGCGGTGCCGGTGCCGGACACAAGGTCGGATCCGAACTTGTTCCCGATGGCCCGGCCTGCTTGCATGCCGAGGTAGCCGATCAGGTCCACGCCCTGGTCGTCGATCAACTCCCGGGCGACCTGAAGCAGGATGCCGTATTTGTACGCACTGAGCGTGGCAAGAGCGAAGGTCGGGTCGCTCGTCGGAAGCGTCTGCGCCTGCGTCGCCGAAGTACCGGTTGAATGCGCCGTGGTCTTCGGGATCTGGAGCGTTTCACCGCCTGCGGTGTTCAGGATCGTGGGCCCGGCCTGCATGACCCCCGACACCTCGATCAGGTGGCTGATGAGGCGGTCGTAGAAGTCGGTAGGTATCAGGTTCCCGCCCGCGCCTGTGGTGAGCGTCGACAGGGTCCGGTAGCTGATGGGCCCGCGCGCCGGGTCGTGCCGCACCTCAAACGACCGTGGCGCGCCGGGGGCGCCGCCGAGGAACGCCCGCAGTTCGCCGTCGAGGTCGTCGGCGCTGCCCGGCACGGCCGTCGTGTCCCCTCGCTGGGCCCTGCGCCGCTGGTCGACTTCCCTGCCGGTCAGCGAGTCGAACGCCTTGTCGGCGTCTTTCGCGCGCTGCTCTGCGTCCAGGCACGACTTGATCCGCTTGTCGAGTTCGTCGAGTTCACCGTTGAGGGCGTCCCACGTGCCCTGCTCCTCGGCCGTGAACGCACGGTTCTGCTCCGACGCCTCGTCGGCTAGTCCTTTGGCCTGCTCCCAGACGTTGAGCCGCCGGTCGCGTAGTTTCTTCGCCACTTCGCTCATCGCGAGTGTGCCCCTCTCCTGTGGGGTGGTTGGGTCATTGCCTCGCGACGTGGTGGCGTGTCCTGCGTCGCACTACTGGTGGTGCGTTGCCCGGTGGTGGCGTGTCCTGCCGGGGTGGTGCGTTACTGCGGACGCGCAGGCTACGCCCACGGGTCCTGGCGGCGGGCCAGCACGGCGACCGCCGCGGCCGGGCCGAACATGCCGCGCACCGGCTCCGCTTTCGGTTTCCTCGGCCGGCCACCGGCGCGGTCGGTGACGACGAAGAACTTTCGCAGCTCGTCTTCCTCGGCGTACCTGATGACATCTTCAAGGGGCGCGCCGACCTGGGCGGCGAGGGATCGCAGGCCAGCGGTGGCGTCGGGGTACGCCGGGGTGAGGACGGGCGCCACGTCGACGAGCTGCACTTCACGCAGGGACCGCATGGGGTAGTTCTGGTCGGTGGCGGACCATTCGTCGCCACCCGGTGGCACCCGGAACGCGAACGAGGAATGCTGCACGTCGCCGCGCTGGACGAGTTCGAGGATGTCCGCGCGGGACTGCGGGGGGAGCACGTCGTAGTAGAGCCCGGTCCGGTCGACCGTGAGTTCGAGGGTCCGCCCGGCGGTGGTGCCGAGCAGCATCGACGGGTCGTGGTCGTAGCGGCACATCGCGCCGGGCCAGTTCATCTGCCGGGACTGGTTGAACGCGGACGGCTCGACCCGCTCCACGAACCCGCCCAGGTTTCGTGACAGTTTGTCGAACACCGACGCGTACCCGACGATGTGTGAGCCGTCGGCGCCGCCGGTCCGGCACTCGACCGGCCCCGGCAGGTAGCGCCTTTCCAGGTCAGCCGCCATTGCGCTCTCTTCCTCCCACGACGACTGCCCGCCGCCGACGTTGATACCGAATTTGAGCGCCGCCGCCTTGATTTTGGTCAGGGCTTTGGCTTTGTCCGCAGCGCTGAGATTCGACTGCGGAAGCCTCGCGAGCGCATTAGCGGCGTGCGCCTTATCCATGATCGGGAACATGCGGTTGGAGCGGGGCACGGTCCGGCCGCTCTTGTCCTTCGTCCCGCCCGGGACTATGAAGGCGAATGCCTCGTCGGGGAGATCGTTCTGGTTCGCGGTCGAAACCACAGCCATCGGTCAAGCACCTGCCTTCGCTGGTGTGCCGCCATTCGGGGACGGCGCGGATCCGTTGCTGCTGTTCACGTCGTCGGGTGGCGCGGGGGGAGGACCGCCTGCGGACGGCGGCGGCAGCGGTGCCACACCGGGACGCGACGGCGGCGGCGCTGGAGGCGGTGGTTCGATGACGTCGATGAGGTCGGAGAACGACTTCGGGGTGGCTTTCATCCCGCGGGACATCGCGGTAAGCACGTCCAGCGGCAAGGTTTCGTCGCCGATGTCGACCGGGTCCGTCGGTTCCATGTCTTCGACCGCCCGCATCTCGTTGACCGTCGACAACCCGATCGCCCGGGCGATCTGATGCACCTCGTAGCGGGTCTTGATGTCGGTTTTGATGCGGGCGTCGGCGTTGAACCTGACGAACCGCCCGGCGGGGATCAGGTCGAAGAACGCGGTTTCCAGGCGGACGAGCCAAGGCCGCACTGCGTCGGTGATGAACGCGATCGCGCTCTGCTCGACGTTGGCGTAGGTCATGGAGTCGCCTTTGGTGC